ATTGCGACCATCACTGATCGCTTCCTAAGCCTTGCTTGTTTAGGTAACACCAATTCGCCGTAGCCAGGGAGTTCCAACTCCTGACCCATTAGGCGAAGGGTGCGTCTCAAACGCCCCCAACCCGTCTCATCAAACCTCGTTTTAGGAGATTCGACAACCCAGGCAAGAAGCATTTCCGCCTCAGCTCCGCTCGGGCGAAGCTTTCTTGTCGTCCTGTTCATCGTATACTCGTAGTTTTCTACGATACGGCACAAGTAAGGGGACGATTCGCTCCCGAGAGGGAGTCGTCCAAGTTTACGTTGTACGTGACCGAAGATGTAATCGGCCGAACGAGGATAACCTTGCTTGGCAAGATTATTTGCGGCTGCGACAACCGAAGATAATCGGATGTCACAGACGGACACTGTCTGTGGAGCCACGTAGTGCTTCAGTTTTACAGGCGTTACATCAACGCCATCAAAAGCATCTACGCCGCAGGATTCAAGGAATCTAGAGTTGATAAAGCTCTTGCTTTTATTGACTAAGAGCCCATGGTCCTCGAGCGCTTCAATGACGATGTCCGCGTACTCAGTGAGCACGCAAACATCATCACCGAAAACCGTGACCGCTTTCAGAGCGACACGATAACCGGCCTTTATGGAAATGGCCGAGACGCACAAAGCCCAAACAACTAGCGCGAGTGTTGTGAAACACACGGCGCTGCCCATCGGAGCGAATTTTTTAAGTTCGATCCTCCTTTCACTACCATCTTTTTGACGGATCGTAGTGTAGGCCGTCCTGCAGGCTAACAGAGCTGCGAGGTATTCAGGAACCAACGAAAAAGCTTGTTTTACAAGCTCTAGAGAGACACGATCCGAGGCCTCTTTGAGGTCAAGGGTAGACCACTTCTGGTCAATCGAGCCTTTTCTAGCCAGTTCTTGGTTAATGGACTGATCTGTGAAGTTAACTAACCCACGAGTAATCGTGTGGGACTCTAACCGATCAACAGTCCAGGACATCAATCCCTGCTGGATAAATTGGTTTTGGCATGGCTCCGCGCTAATGATTCGCGGGCCCCTCGAGTCTTTTGGGACTGGGATGACTCTTGCCGACAAGGGTGCCGGTAACTTGACCGCCGGTGCAAAACCAATGGTCAAGAAAGAAAAATTAAGCAAGTTCATTAAGTGCCTATTAAGGCGCTCTTGACCTGCTGTAATCCAAGGCCAAATGCCAAAGTGCTGGACGACCGGGTCTTGAGAGTGAGGCAAAACCTCAGTCTTATCGACCTGCTCAACGTTAGAAGTAACGCCGGGGCCGTGTTTCGGAGAAATCTCTGACGGCACGAAGCCTTTTAGGAGATGCCCGATCGTCATAGTAGCACGCCTTAGAACTTCCGGATTGGAAGGCCGAAAGTCCAAGGAGAGGTCCACCTCAGCAAATTGCCTCAAGCACTCTTCCGCTAGTACATCACTCAAAGGAGTAACGACTTTATAGCATAAATAGCACAATTGGCGAATCGCCTTGATAGCACTCAAACACGGTTTCGACCGGAGTTTGCAGTCTCGATCGAAAACACGTAAAAAGAGTGAACCGCAAAAAGCGGGGATCTCCTTGTCTCGCCATCTTCGTGAGAAGATAGTAGGCAGGTTGAAGAAACCAGAGGAAAGGCCAACATCAAAAGCCTTCCCAAGCTTAGGCAACGTCTTCGTTAAGAAGGAAATGCCTTCGCTTCTGGTTCGTCTAGAGAGCGTGTCCAAGTCACGAGGACTGAACCCTACCTCTTTCATGAAGCATCGAACTAGACCAACTAAATGGTCTGTTAGTTCGGGGATTTTCACATCAGATTGACTCATCAGATCCCAAGGTTATGGAACTTTGGGGGCAATTCTGAATAAGGACTGAAGATGTGACCTATTTAGCTCTCGCCTAAATTTAGACGAGTTGTGTTACCACTGACGAAGCTATACAGCATATTCTGCTGGTTGCTCATGTCTGCGGCCACAAAGCTGCGAGGATAATAACGACAGACCATAGAAGTGACGAGAAAATCATCACCTTTTGCGTCAGTCGCAGTTGCTGGCGGGTTTTTAAACTGCCAGAGCTGAACTTCCCAGCGGGTTGCGTCGTTGGCGTTCGCGGGCGGGGTATTTTTGATAACAAGACGGCGAGGTTCATCAAGAGAACCAAGACCGTCAGCCACATAAATACCTGAGCCAACACGTCGCCAATTATACGCGGTACCGCCGGTAGGGGCAGCATAAGCTAGTCCACTCGCTAGAGAAATAGGGTCGGAAAATGCCATAAGGAAAGCGCTCCAGGTAAAGTTGATAAAGACGAATCATCGTTTTTTCTTCAGAATCGGACGTCTACTCCTCATTTTGGCGAGTTTTCGACGAACCTTGCTCCGAATTTTATGCTTAAGACCTTTCGGTAGATCGGCCATCGGCAATGATCCGAGAATTCGTTGTTTCCGAGCATCAAGCTCAGGAATCTTCGGTTCCCACGGTTCCAGAGATCTGGACCCTCTGCTGTAAGCATACGGCTGTCTTGAATAGCCTTTTGCGTTCAAAACCTCAATTTGAGGCTTCTTATACAGCGAGACGTTATAGTTCCGAGAACCCGGCTCATTGTCATTCAACACTAAGCCGTTCCACTGCCACTTATATGAGTATGAACCCTGAAAATCCAGTATGGGGGAATACCAGTTTCCAGAGAGGGCAGTGAGAGTATCACCGATCGGTAGGAACCAATCAGCGAACCAACTGAATGGGATTGCTTCCCAGACAGTAGCCAAGTCAGCGTGTAGGCCAACCTGGTCCAACCAGATATACCAACGTTGATCGAATTCAGGCAAGCGAGGCGGTGTAATAGTTATCACACCGTTAACCCTCACAGTAAGAGTACCACTTCCCTCAAACCTCGACGAGTCATAAAAATGAACTTGTTGAGATCCCTCGGGATTAAAAGGAATTTTAGTGGTTTTCCGAAAACGAATGGGTTGTGACATCGCTTCCAGCTTAGCATCAATCGACGCCTTAGTGGTTTGTAACCTTTCGGCGAAGTTGACAGCATCCTGAATCATTGGCTTCACTCCAAACTCCCACTCGAGGTAATTCACCTCAGAAGTGGCTCGCATAAGCTCAGCTCTTGAAATTGCTTTTTTGCCAATACCGTGGGCTAAGGAACCCACAGAGGCAAGCTCAATCAAGGGGTTAATGAGACTAAAGCGCTCAAAAACCGTAGCAAACTTTTTGTATGCGAGGGATTTGAATTCGTTCAAAACCTCCTGCGTATAAAGAAGAGCACAATTGTCGAGTATGGAGTGTACCGTTCGTGCTGGACGGTTCCAGTAATTAGTCTCGATCATGGTCGGGCCCCAAAAGCCCTGCACCATATATTCTTGTCTCACAGCCCTTTGGCGAATTTTGTGGTGATTACAAGGATTATTTGGCCAGTCAGTGCGCTTAGAAGCGCTCAAGGATGCGCGTGAAGATTTCACATCGCTGTGAAATTCATACATGCATTCGTCTTGATAAAATCTGACAGATGAGCCAACTTGGTCCCGTTGAATTTCCACACATTGCTGTTGGAGCGAACGAGAGCGAATTCGAGACATAACGGTAGGTACCTCAACTTGGACGGCGTGAGCGTTGCTC